CTGTGCGAACCAAGCATTGAAGGCATCCAGCTTCCCAGCGTCCGTCATAAACCGGAATGCTTGTCTGGGAGGAACGTTCTGGTTCAGTGCGAACGGCTTTCCCACTGTCAGCCCGAGCACATCCTCCTGGACAATGGCTTCTCGGACCAGTTTCTTCATCATCCCAAAACGACGATTCATATCCCGGACAAACGAGCGCCGGAGCATAGTCGTTCGAGATGGATCAAGTTTGAGTGGGTTTTTTGTTCTTGGCATCTTTCACCGCCTTATGTATTGCGAAACCAAATCCCATGAACAGCACAGTCGCCCAAATAACCGGCCAGAATACTCCCATAATAAATCGGATCGGGATCAGCCAATCACCATCCGTGTCTTTGCCGAAGAAAAGGAAAGTCCAAACTGTCATAAATGCGTAGAACGTGCAGCACATCACAAAAAGGGCATCCATCACTACTCCCATCGCTTCAAAATCCCGCGTAGCCAACGAACGAAGAGCACGATCCAAGCCCCGATCCAAGCTAGGGTGATTATCGACTCAAAGATTCTCATCCTTCCACCGGAGATGCCCGATCAGCCTCTGCTTGTCGTAAGCGCTCCTCTTCTGCCAATCGCCGTTCTTCCTCAGCCGCAAACTGTTCATCATCTGCTTCTGCATCTACGCCAGCCTGCTCTTCAGCCGCATCCATGATAGCATCAATCTCATCCTGATTCAGGCCCATGAAGATTCGCAGATATTCTGGAGGTGGGATAAACTGGTCCACGCTTCCGGCGACGTACTTAGCGAGCGCTTCTGTGACTTGAGCAAGAACTTCCGCCTTGTCCTTGTCTGTTGGCGTGTTCAGATCAGGCCACTCCACCAAATATGAGCCTGACGCTGGTTCAGGTAATGCGCCCACGGCAATCAACCGGTCTACCAAGGGACGAACCAACATCGGAGTCAGATACTTATCCTGACGGCGGCTCACACGTTTGTTCCACGTGGTCACGTCTTGCGTGCTGGCAAGCTTTGCTTCTTCAGTGCCAAGGAAAATGCGATACGGAACACCCTTTGCCATGGCGATGTATCGTATCTGGCTTTCCAAGTGGCTCTTGGGATCAGCCACTTGAACATCCAGCGACTTGACCGTGACCCCTGTGATGGCTAGATAACGCTGTAATCCGTTTTGATAGTTGACCATCTCCTCCCGAAGAGTGTCGGCATCAATCTCAGCCCCATCCTTCGCCGCTTCAGGCGTTACTTCGAACGCATAACCGGGGAACGCACCCTTCCAGAACATCTCACCTGAACCGGACAACACCTTGCGGATGTCCATCAGACGATTGAACACGTCCTCCATTCTGGGCGTGCCATATACTTCACTCATCTGTCGGTTATCAGCGACGTGGATAATGCGTGACCAGTGAACGTCCTGCGTTCTGGTCGTGGTCGTGGTGGTAGCCCCATCCGGGATGATGCCGTCTATCTGCCCGCTATTAAGCGTTCCCACTGTTTCCTGAAAGGTGACGGTGTACATCAGCGGATGACCGTACCGAGGATTCTTGGTATCGACCACGCGTGACTTAACGATCACCGCTGATTCATCAAAGGCCCGGATGTATAGGAGCTTCAAATCAGCGTTCTCAGCCCCAATAACATTCCCTTCCCCATCCACCGTGGCAACCGGCTTTGCAAGGTCTCCCCCGTCGCTCAACCCCAGTAGCAGCACACCGAAGCGCCCTACACCGGACAACTCATCGATGCGGTGCATATAATGGTAGAGGTTTTTCTCAGCCTGTAAAGCCTCCCATGCTTCTTCAAACGCAGTCTCTTTTTGTTCTTCATCTTCAAAGATATGTGGATCCATCGACCACGAGTCTTCTGGGAGAAGGTCCACGACTCGCTGAGCCAAGCCTTCCCGTTCGTACATATATTTATACTGCTCGATGGTGATGTCCTTCGGGTACCCGCACTCTACATCGATGTCCCTGCGTGAGTCTAGCAGCTTAGTCAAGAAGCCCGTGCGGATTGCGCTGGCGTTCTCAGCGAGATTCCTGAGTAACGCCTGCCCTTTCTGGGGCGGAGTGATCTTGACGCTTTTCGCGCTCCTGTTTTGCGTTATCGTTTTCTTCTTTGCTCGTTTAGCCATTACTTACTCCTCTTTATTCGTCACGAAACCACCTGAGACAACCTTCTTTGCTTTGAGAGATTCGTTCACCGCCCGGAGGCAGTCATTCTCCTTTCGCAGTTGATCGTTCTCTTCGTGAAGCTCTCGTTCAGTCGAAGTACAATCACAGTTCGCAGCTTTGGCACCACATATTGGACAGGCCATCACTCCTCCTCAATATCGCTGATCAAAACTCTCATTCGATCAATAAACTTGTCGATAGGCATCAATTCTGTTTCCCCGTTAACGCTCACCATGACATTCTTCGCATCTTCCTGATCCAATGGGGGACGTTGTATTGAGACGATTGGTCGTTCGGACTCATGCTCATACAGAGTGAAAACATTCTCCATCGTGGTAGCGATTGAACTTCTATGACCATGATAATATATATTCAATCTATCCTTCTTCATAACTCCCTCCTCTTCGGTGCCAGTTTACGGCCAAGCTCATCCCAGTCACAGTTATCAATCTCCTCCTTAGTGATCGGAGGTTTGTTTTTGAATTTCTTGAATTCATCGGCGCTTGTGAATTCGATATACTCAACAAACGAAAACAATTCCTTCCTTACATAATAGAGATCAACCGGCTTTGTTAACTTGAATTCAACCCCACCTATATTGATTGTTCCACATTTACAATTTACATTCTCTAGTCTATCTTCAGCCTTCATCGTTTCCCCCGCACTAACCCTCCGACCTTGCGCTTGACCTTGTTCAGCATAGCGAAGCCGCCCGAACTGGCGTCGACCTGATCCTTGTACTTCGAATAGGGGAAGAACTGAAACTCGCCCATGTACTCTATATTCCATGGCGCAATGAAAATATGAACGTTGCCACCATTGACTTGAACGGCGAACGGGTCAGCACGTAGGGCCTTATCACCCTGTGGAATGTCAATGCGTACAATGAACCCAGCTAGATTACGAACGGTGTTCTGTGCTGACTCTTTGCCGCCTGAACCTGGTTCTTGTTCAACACCGATGTGAACGCCACTACCATCTGAGAGAGCGGTGTTCTTGATGATCTTTTCTCTCTGAGAGGCTTCCCATTGACCGCGAACGATGTCGAGAACCCAAAATCTGCCCTCGTAATCTAAACCCATCTTGCAGCCGACGGTGTACGCGCCACCGCCACCCGTGCCGGCTTTGTCCCAATACCGAACGATCTGTTTGAACTTACGCACCAGTGGCGCCGTCTTCTCATAGTTGAACTCGTCCACCTTGAACATGCCGCCTTCTAGAGGCACGGGATTCTGACCGAGCTGACCGGCATACCCGAACTCACCAAGTTCTTCCTTCAACCGTTCGAGGATCTCTTTATCAAAGCGTATGGGATCGAGCAAACCATCAACATAGAACCGACGCAGATGTTTCGGCTTGACGTTCGGTGCCAGTTCTGCTGGAAGGCAGATATGCCGTACGGGATTAGATTTCTTCTTGAGCATGTTCCCGGTCGGGTCATCCTGGTGAAGCCGTTGCATGATCAGCACTGTAGGCACCACCTTCTTATCCACTTTTCTGGTGGGCAGGGTCTCTGACATCCAATCGTTTACTTTCTTCAGATCAGCCGCTGACTTTGCTCCCTGGGGATCAAGTGGGTCATCGATCAAAACGAAGTGTCCGTGGAAGCCGGTAATCATTCCACCGACTCCCACGCACCTTCGTCCCCCTCCGAGCGTGTTCATAAAATACTGCTTGCCGAACTGATCCTTGCTAAGACGAATCTTGGGAAAAGAGTCTGCGTATTTCTCGCTGATCACTACTTCACGCGATTGACGACTGAGATCCATCGCAAGGTCATGCGTATAACTGCCGCAGATAATACGGAACCGAGGCTTCGTCAACCAAACCCATGGAGGAAACATGATTGAGCAAATTGTACTTTTCGTTGACCCTGGGGGTACGTTGATAATCAGGTCGTGCTTCTTTGGCTTCTTTTTAAAGACGCCTCCTGCCAGATTCTGGAGCTCGTCACAGATCACCTCGATATGCCAGTTCCAAACGGGTTCGTCGCCTGACACCACGTCCCAAAACTCCTTGACAAAATCATAGAAGGAATCCCTACAGATGCTCGCAAGAACATCCGACTCACTATATTGTGGTGTGCAGACTTCAACCATCCACGACTACCTTTTTACCAATACCATTCCGCTTGTGCTTTCGTATCGCTGTCAACATACGCCTGCGAGTTTCAAGATCAAGGTCCAAGTCCTTCATCAATACAATGGCCTCCACCCGCTTGCGAATATCTACTTCGGTCTTCTGCACGGGCCGGCCGTCAATGCGATTCCATAGCTGGACCAGCGCCGTGTCGTTACCTCGTAGCGCTTGCGCTATCAAGTTATGAATCAGGCAATCCTTTACGGTCGTCCCCTGGAGGGAGAGGCCCTCACGGACGCAATAGTTTGCAGTCTCGAGCAGCTCGCCAGCTTTCAAGTCAATGAGCTCGCTCAGTCGTTCAGTGAGATCACCTACAGTGGGGAGCAGCTCGCGCTTCTTTGCGCTTGGGGTGTGGTGAGGCAAATGCGTAAGCGGCAGTTTGATCAGATCGTTGGCGTCCGACATCTTCGCAATCGCCGCCGTCAGCTTTGGAACCTTTCCCTTGTGGGCGTGTGCCACCGCTTTCTTGGAGACCTTTTTCTTAGTTGCTTTGCGCGTGAGCTTCTTCTTTTTCTTTGTCATAATGAGCTCAGTGTGTACACCGAAAAGATCGAAGTCAAGAGGTATTCTCCCGGCTCATCCTACAGCCTGCATTCCAAACAGGAAATAGCTACCTGATAATAAGCCCCTATGCATAGACTATAACGCTATGAGATAAACATCGATTGTACTTGAAATAAAAAATCTAGGTTGTTATACTAATTCAACGAGTTCAACTGTAGTTGTTTACAGGGCTAGGGACGGGGGTAATATGGCGAAGCGAAAGCAAATAAGAAACACAAGCAAGCGAGACGCTCTGGGGGCGCGACGTAGCAAGAACAATTACCGGGGAGACTTTCTCCTTCACAATGTCCCCGCGAGTACGAAGCGCAGATTCAAAGCAGCCTGCGGCATAACAGGGCTCAC